ACAATGCAGGAAGCCGAGGAGCTACTGCATAAGAACGTTAATGCATACGATGTTGAGGACGAATACAGCGGGGAATGGGTGATAGAGGACATAGAGGAATTATGAGCTCTACCTCCATTATAACAAGATACGCGCTGCTTTTCAGCTGGTTATGTGCCACTTATTTTAGTGTCCATTTTATCACCATACTGTCACCAGTTACAGTATAATATTACTATACAACTAAGGAGTCTATGCCTAATCATTGCCACAATCGAGTAGAATTTTACTCAGATGACACAACAGCAATTCTCAAACTACATGCTATCTTTAATAAGGGTCTAGCAGATGACATTAAAGAACCAGTTGACACAGTGTTTGGATCATTCATACCCGAACCAAACTGGGCAGAAGTGCCACTTGCTGAGTCTGATGTCAAAGAATATTCATTCTCTAACGCTAGAGGTGAAGTAGGCGAGTTGCCAGTATATAAGGATAAAGGATTTGGTAGGGGATTATATTTCCCTAGTACTGATGTTAATGATGACAGATGGTACAACTGGCGAGTCCATAACTGGGGAACGAAGTGGGATTGCTATTGTGTGGATATAGACGACTCAGACATGCCACACGGATTCCAAGTCACATTCGATACAGCATGGTCTCCACCAGAGGAAATATGCTACGCAATCCGAGAACAGTTCGACGACTTGTCGGTATCGTGGTTCTATGACGAACCAGGTTGTGAAGTGGCAGGATACCTATAATGGACAGAGAAGTATTACTAGAACTCAAAGAGTTCCTAACAGAGAGAATGGTGGACAATATGTCCACCAAAGACTTAGAAGAGTATGTGATGAATGACCTATTCACATACTTTGACAAACTAGGTGAGCATGAATTCCTAGAGGAAGCCAGAAACTACTGGGACGATTCCTACGACGAAGTGGTAGAGGATATTAAATCCTACACCAAGTCAGACTTCAAAGCAACTGGCGATAGACCAGTTGATAAACTGTCCACTTAGACCATACAGCATGTGTAATCCACAGTATAATAGAAGAGTAACAAACAAGAAAACTATGTTTGACTCTCAACTTAGACCTATCTACGACGGAAAGGTACTTGCTAATCAAACAGCAATGGACAATCCAGTAGTTAAGGCAACACTCTTTGAAATGTCAAAGAGAAACTTTGAACCCCAAAGACTCAATGCTTATGGGGTATGGTACATCTCAGACAGGCATTAATCATGTATACACCAAACGAAATCGCTCTCTTAACGTTTATTAAGAGAGTCAATGAAACATTCTCTTATTTTGGAGAGGACGGAGCAGACTACGTGTCAGCAGAGGACATGGACTATTTCAAAGAGATATGTCTAGAGTTTAGGAGGTCTGTAACATGAAATACGATGTCAAGATTAACACCACTAAGTATGCGGGGACGCTATACTTAGAGAAAGATTTCTACGACGACCTAGCAGACCTAGGGTGGGAGTATACATGCGGGCGATTGTCCCGCAGTGGTATGTTCGTTTATGACCAGATAATGACACGTCTCGGTGTCCTGAGTAAGGGCGAACACTGGAACGAAGATTGTTATCAAGATCACGGGTGCGACCATTAATGATAAAGCATTACGCACAACAAATCCAGCTGCTTTGTGACAGTGTAATTACTGTCACAATCAAATCCCTATTCGGATATGGGGACGTGTATAATAGTAGTATAAACAAACAGGAAACTATGACTACTTGGGCAATTCAACCTTCACACTGGGGCAATCAAGTTTTAATCGGTGCTGAAATGACACACGATTTTCAAACCGCTGAAGACATTGCTTTAGACATGGCGACAGACAACATGGAACAGGTTTGTATTTTCAAGGTCGGCACTAAGTCAGACATCAAGTGGAAAGCAATCAACTAACCCCCCCGTCTCACTAACCCCCCCTTATATGGAGCATAGATCATGACCACAGACAACACACAGTGGACAAGAGAATTAATAATGAACGAAGACGAAGAATCAGTGCTAGTCACTATGGCACGATTCTTTATAGAGAATGGTTGGGTAGATGATGAAAATCAAGACGCATTCGATTCTCTCATTGAGAAGATATGCGACCCTGCCCCGTGGGATTATAACCCCCCGTCTATATAAGGGGTGTTATATAGCATACTGATATATGCTAGCATATAATATATGTGATGATATATTATATGTGTCAATATATTAAGTGTCCCATATATACACACATAGCATATAATATATGTGTATAATAGTATTATAAACATTCATTCATTGATTATGTCATTCTTTAATTATGTGTCCCTATCAGACTATGATCTAACAGATCAGTCTATGCTACAGTGTTGCTATGATGAGATAGTAGCAGAGTATACTGACACAGGTGATATCGCAATGTGTGGTGAGCAGTTCTTAAGAGACGCTGCTAGATTTAAACTAGAAGACTTTAAGAACTATATGCGTCCTCTCTTTGGCATCGAGCAAACACACATCGCAGACTGGCAGTAGACCAGTCCCCGTCCCTTCGGGGGCGGGTGCCCCGTTATAAAAGAGTCCCAACGCTCTAACCTACAAAAGTGGGTACGTGCGTTTCAAAAATATTTAAAAATTTTTTCTGAGGTAAAACCCCCTATGATCTTTTTATCATGCCCCCCTGTGTATACACTACCAGGTACTTGGAGTAAGTGTAACGCTTTGATTCCTCATTATAATGCTGACCCAGATCAAACCTTCGGGATAAGTATACTTGTCATATTGGTCGCCCTCTCAGGGTATGGAGTGTATCGAGCATTCTTCGCTAACAAGGGTCTCACAGACCAATGGGAGGAACATGACGACTAACTACGCACTTGAACTTATATTCTGGGTTGTACTGGGACTATACGTATTAACTAAACTGGGAGCATTTAAGAAGTGAAACTTACACAAGAACTTATAGACAAGATACAAGAAGCAATGCTTCACACTAACCTAAAGGGTGAGATAAACTGGAAGGATGGAGATGACATCCAAGTGAATATAGCAGGAACTTTTGCTAAGGATAAATTTATCGTTCTTAAGAACGCAACTAAGGATCCTGTAGTATCTGCTCAACCCCATCCTTACTTCGATTACGAGAAGAAGGAGTTCGATTACAAGAAGAGAGATGAACTTAGATCTACTGACGGATGAAGAGTTTGAGGAACTCTGTAGACTCTTAGAGATAGAGTATTATAGATATTATACAGGGAAGGACTCTTCAGATGAATGACATAACCATATTCGTATATTTCATATGCTTCGCAGCAGTGCTAGGAGCATCTTTTGCGTTTATGTGGCGAAGCATGTCATCTGTACTCATGACACTTGACACAAAACCAAAATCATCTTATAATATACACCCAGAGATGAAGGATGTGGAAGATGGAGATGAGTTGATAGTCTTCACACCATATACTAAGGAAGAAAATGATTAAGTGGATTGGATTATCATTGGGAGTACTCGTAGGAGTCTCTCATATTGCTATGATCGGAATGATCTCACAGCATAAAGAAGAGAAAGGTTTACCAGTAGTTAATATCCCAGAGGGTGATTACGGTTCTTTCCGAGCAGATGTTACGAAAGATGGTTATAAGATATCCTATAAGGCAAACGATCCGAAGACAGCATACATCACAAAGGACATTAAAGAGAAGGCAGGGTTCTTAGGACTCGCAAATAACGAGACTAAGGTAGTTGAAGAGTACTTCATGGATGGTCAAACTAACCAAGGTGGAGCAGTAAGTAACAAAAGAAGTTGGTTAGCACCTTACCAAGAGTTTACTGACAGCAATCCCGATCTCTCAGCAAAGGATTTAGCATGTATTAAGGCAGTAGGTAGTGCTGAAGGTACTGGGAGACTTGTCGGAACTAGCGTTGGAGCAGCCGCAGCACCTACTCTTAGCACCATTCCCTTCGTTGGTTGGGTAGCAGCAGGATGGGTAGCGATGTTTGGTGGAGAACAAGGAGCAGAAATAGGTGGAAACATGGCAGAGGACATGAATAAGAACTGTTAATGTGGAGAATTTGGGCAAAAGCACTCGGAGAGAAGTCTGGAAAGTCTGATCGAGAGGCAGATTTTATAGCGATCATACGTACTTTTATCTTTATTCAACTCATAGTGACCAACTGTTTCATCATTGCGGGTAATATTAGGCATTGGAACGATGCTCACATGGACAAATCCTTAAACAATCCTAAAGAATTTGTGAATTTGTGTTGACTTGCTGATAATATGTGTTATAATTAGTGGGAGATCAACTAGCTAGAGGGTATGAAGTACATTCTTTACGACCAAAATCACATTAAGCAAGGTAAATTTCCTTCAGTATACGAATTGAGGCGATTTTTATGTGATCGTAAGTATGATCTTGACTGTGAAGCAGACTTATCATGTACTTTTGACTACATTAAGCATATCAAATGGAGTTTTGATATAGAAGAATGACTCAGCAAGAGATATCTGACTGTCTCTACGCTCTCAAATCACAAATTGAAGCGTTGGAGACCCGCCTTAATAGCATGGAGCTTCTAATGAAGCGACCAAACAAGGAAAATTATGAAAAATTAGTAGACGTAGTACTCGAACATGACAAAAGAATCAATTCTATCGAAAAACTCTAAGATCTATCACCTGTATTGGGAAGATAGATGCATCATGAGAGGTGTAGACGAGGAAGATTTCCATCAAATCTGGGAAAAACTCTTGTATACGTACAATACGGAGTTAAATTATGTCGAAATTACGCTAGATGAAGACGATAATCTAGCGATTACTGATACTTCGTACTGAAAGTCCCAAAAATCGCGTCGTTGCATCCGCACGACGGGATAAATAATTGTAAAAACAACTATGGAAGCAGAATTTCTAGCCCTCGAAGGCGAATTTACTATTCGTCAGGGCACAGAGTTGATAGAATATACGAGAATCTCTGATATTCCCGAAAAATTTGACCATGTAATCAAATTTTGCCCCAAAAATCCCGAAGAACCACATGATGTGAACGATCATATCAAAATGAGTAGGTTTACAGACTACCTACATATGTTACAAGCAAGAGAACAGAAGTAAAATGCCCGCAGTTACCCGAAAAGGAGACGCAGATGTAACTCACTGTACTGGAATGACCAGAAGTGGGTGTTCTTCTAACGTCTTTGTTAATGGAATTGGTGTTTCTCGACAGGGAGACAACAATACAACACACCTACTACCAGGTGACCCATGTCCTCCACACTCAGCAGCAATAGCTACTGGGAGTAGTACTGTATTTGTAAACGGTAAAGGATGTGGTAGAGTAGGAGACGCGACATGTACATCAGTCGCAGCAGGATCACCAAACGTATTCGCAGGATAAAATTATGGCAGTAACATGGAACACTGGAAACAGTATTGAATCGAAACCAAAGAAAACAAGACAGGGTAAAGGACAACATTCCAAATACTCTGCTACGTCAAGAAACAAAGCAAGGAAAATGTATCGTGGCCAAGGCAAATAGAATTGTAGACGGAAAAAGAAACGCAAATGTGCCTGTAGATATGTCAGATCACTTCTACGACCATGGAAATGAGTATTGTAGGTACTTAATTACTGATCCTCGTAGTGATAGGCAAGGAAAGAAACGAAAACCCTTTGAAAACGTGTCTAAATAAACATTGAGGTCGAATACGTAGGTATACCATGGCAGCTTCCCTGCCCAGTCGAGCGTTTAAGGATTTTGATCTAACTTTTAGAAAGAATCCTGTAACCAATGACGTAAATACAATTAAAAATGAAGTAGCAATCAAAGAAGCGGTAAAGAACATCGTTCGATACAACTTTTATGAGAAACCATTCTTACCAAATTACGGTGGGAACATTACTGGTGCTCTTTTTGAGTTATATGCAGAGGGACAGTCATCCTTAATAGAAACACAGATAAAAAATATCATAAACCTCTACGAACCACGTGTTGTGTGTTATAGAGTCAAGGCAAAGTTTGATGAAAGAGCAAATGACTTGGCGGTAGAGATATATTATCTTATTACAGGACTACCAAACGTAATTGACAATCTAGAAGTTATACTTAAGCGATAATGGCACTAACAAAAGTCAACTCGTTAGAGTTTAACGAGATCAAGGCACAACTAAAGGCATATTTAAAGGGACAGTCCGAATTTAGCGACTACGACTTTGAAGGATCCTCGTTATCCACACTATTAGACGTACTTGCTTATAATAGTTACTACTCTGCGGTCAATGCTAACTTAGCAATCAACGAAAACTTCTTAGACACTGCAGTTCTAAGAGAAAACGTAGTAAAGTTAGCCAAACTCATAGGATATACCCCAAGAAGTGCTAGAAGTGCCCGTGCGACCTTTACAGTGGTCATACAGACGATATATGGCACAGGGTCTAATGGTAGAGGATACCCAGAATCAGTACAAATCAATAAAGGGGTCTTTGCTTCGTTCACAGGAGAGGGTGGAGCGAACTTTGTGTTCTCCATACCCAAAGATTTAATCGTATCAGTCAACACACTAGATGGTAAAGCAACATTTACAGGTGTAGAGACATTTGAAGGCATATTCATCACTGATACTTTCGTAAAAACAGAGTCAGACAGACAAAGGTTCATTCTAGGTAACCTAGCTGCTGATACTTCTGCTATGAGTGTAGAAGTAACACGTGGAACTATCACTGATGCATATTTGAAGGCAGAGGATATAACAACAGTAAGTAATATTAGTAAGATCTTCTTTTTAGAGGAGTCAGAGAGTAAGAGACCAGAGATAGTCTTTGGTGATGGTATACTTGGAGAATCATTAATCAATGGAGACGTGATTGAGGTCACTTATCCTACTTCTTCTGGTTCAGCACCTAACGGATTGAGAGGATTCACGTTTGCGGGTACTGTAAAGGACTCTAGGAACGCTCCTATCACTTCTGGTATCACTCTAACCCTAACATCAACACCTGATGGTGGTGCTTTAGCAGAAACCATTGATAGTATCAAGTATTCTGCTCCTAAATTCTATTCTAGCTTTGGTAGAGCAGTAACTACAAAGGATTATGAGGCAATCATACCTCAGATCTATCCTAACGTTCAATCTATCGTTGCTTTTGGTGGTGAAGAGGCAGATCCACCAGAATACGGTAAAGTCATTGTCGTAATCAAACCTAAAAACGCAGATCGTCTGTCTATTTCTGAAAAAGACGCAGTACAGAAGAAAATACGTTCATATTCAGTAGGTGCAGTGGAACCAAAGATCATGGATCCATCTGTTTTGTTTATTGACCTTGCTTCTTATGTTTATTTCAACCCAAACAATACAAGAAGAGATCAAAACGAGATTAATCAAATTATTTACCGTACATTGGAGACATTGAACTCTTCCGCTGAGTTTAACAAGTTTGGTGGTAAGTTTAAGTACTCTAAAATCCAAAAGATCATTGATGACGCGGAACCATCCATCACATCGAACATCACGAAGGTGAAGATGCGTAAAAATGTTACTATTTCACTAAATCAAAGATTTAACTACAAGATTTGCTTCGGAAACAGAATTAACGCACAATTAGACACACCAACATTACAAACTAATGGTTTTAAACGTGCTGATGGTGGAAATCAAGTATTTTACTTGAATGATGATGGATTGGGAACCATACGTCTGTATTATGTAAACACAGATGGTTCAAAACAGTACATTGGTGGTAACTGGGGTATAATTGACTATACCGCAGGAGAAGTTACTATCAACGACCTTATTATTACTGAAGTAGTCAACTCTACTGACAATATTATACAATTCTCTGTAATTCCTGAATCTAATGACTTAGTTTCACTCAGAGAGACCTATCTAACACTAGGTATAGATAATCTAGTTGTTAATGTAATAGATGATGAAATTTCCAGTGGTTCAAACACTTCTGGAACAGGTGTAGTACCAGAATCGAGCTATAGTTAGTAATGCCCGCTGAACAGTCGTCGTGGAAAGTTGCGTCGTGGGTCACCCCTCAAACTGAGGTTACAGTTGACCCGATTGATGCATCGGTTTCGCCAGAATCGAGAACTAAAGTATCTGATAGAATTGAGGAGCAGATTCCTCAGTTTATCAGAGAGGACTATCCTGACTTCATACAGTTTATCAAATATTACTATCAATCATTGGAGTTGAAGGGCAACCCAGTTGATGTAATACAGAACATAGATGAATATTATAACATAGACCGTCTTAACGACCTCGTAGAGTCGACTACAGCGTCCTCTGGGATCGCAACTGACGCTACAGTCATAGACGTAGGTAATACTAGAGATTTTCCAAAAGAAGGTCTCGTAATGATAGACGAAGAGATCATATACTACAAGAGTAAGTCTCAAACACAGTTTAGGGATTGTGTTAGAGGTTTTCATGCCACTACTAAGGTAGGTACACTAGCAGAGTACACCTTTACCGAGTCTGTAGCTGCTTACCACGACTTTGGGTCTACAGTAGTCAACCTAAACAACCTTTTACCTCTATTCTTACTACAGAGGTTCAGAGATCAGTTTGCTGAGTCATTCCCAAGCAAGTTTGCTCCAGAGATACAACAATCAACAGTTACTAAACGTTTAAAGGACTTTTATGCTTCTAAGGGTACATCAAGGTCATTCAAATACTTGATGAGAGTGCTCTTTGGTGTTGAGTCAGTTATTGAGTACCCTAAAGATAGAATATTCAAACCTAGTGACGCATTTTACACTGTAAGGGAGATTATTCGTGCTACAGCGATAAGCGGAAACCCTGTAGAACTTACAGGTGAAGTATTATACCAAGAGAACGATCCAAACGACACAAATGTAAATTCCGCACGTATATACGTAAAATCCGTAGTTGAGGTGTTTACTGAAGACGGAAAGATCTACGAATTGGATGTTGATACGGAAAATGGCGATGGAAGTTTCACAACTCCGTATAAGACGCTCCTTGGTGAAGACCTAAGCTCCGATTTGTCGGAAAATGTCGTAACAGTCGACTCTACTATCGGATGGCCTGAAATAAACGGAGCTATTCGTATAGATGATGAGATTATCAACTATACGGACAAAACAGTCACCCAGTTCCTAGGATGTACCCGTGCGAGACAAGATACACAGGCAGCACCCCATATTTCGGGATCTGAGGTCACATCTTCTTATGAAATCTTTGGATATAGCAATAGAGACGGAACTAAGATCAGTTTAACAGTATTTGGTGGTACAAGAGGAATAGACATCGTAACTGGCGGTAAATATTACCTACAGGACTCAAAAGTCACCACACCATCAGAACCAGGCTTCGATTCACTAGATCCAATCTATGAGAGCTTCATATACAACGTTAAGAAGTTATTGAACGGTACATTGCTGACTTTAGACACACCAAACCCAGATGGTAGTGTTGTAGCGAATATAACGACTGAACAAGAGCATGGATTGAAACGTGAAGACACTATAGTCATATTGAACGCTCCAGAAGACGTATATAACTCAACATTCACTGTAAGAGGTGTCAGCACCAATAATACGTTCAGTATCATAATTCCTAGCACTCCTATTCGTGGAGTAGACGTAGGATTCTTGGTAACACGGGAATTTGCGAAATCTACGTCATCTGACACATCTATACGTCTAGGATTACAAGATACGCCATCTGATGTACAAAATGTCTATAGATCTTCTGAACACGCCATTATAGCGTCACCAGGTGTGCCTGGTCACGAAATAGGACCTTTCCACACTGATGACCTAGATCCTGGCAACCAGAGATATCTAAAACGCATTCCACTCACCACAATCACTAAATCCAATAAAACTGCGACTCCTGTGGGTCAAGTTGGTATTGGTGTGAATGGTGTACCACTTTTCTCGTATAAGTCAAACGATACGAAGTTATTTGGTGGTGTAAAGTCAATTACGGTTACAAATGCGGGATCTGGTTATGATATTACCAATCCACCGATTGTAGAGTTTGAACCACTCCATGCAAGAGATACAGCGTACTTCCTCAACCAAAGAATTAGAAATAGCGTAGGATACAGATATAGAAACTTAGGAAGCGGTAAAACCGCAGAAATAGGACAAGAACCTACACATACAGGTACAGACCCAGTACAAGACGGAGCTTGCCTTTGGGAGTTTGAGGGAATCTCTGCTGAGGCGACTGTAAGCGTATCTGGTTCACTATTTGCGGTAAACGTAGATAATGGTGGATCTGGTTACACAACAGCTCCTACAGTTGGTATTGTGGGTGGAGATCCTACAGTTGAAGCATCTGCGACTGCTACAATCACATCTGGAGTCGTAACTGCTATATCAGTGTCCGCAGCTGGTGAGGGATACCAATCTGTGCCCACAGTTGTATTATCTGGTGGTGGAGGAGAAGGTGCGACTGGTACAGCGGTTGTTCGTGGTGGATTGACTGAAGAAGGCATAACAATCACAAACAATGGTACAAACTACAATGAGAGACCAAATATCACTCTAGTATCTGGATCTGGTGCTGTAGGTTACCCATCTATTGTAAATGGCAGAATTGTATCTATTATCTTGACATTTGGTGGTAGTAACTACTATGGTGCTCCTGACGTTGTTATTAGTGGTGATGGAGTCGGTGCTGTTGCGTTTGCGACTGTAAATCAGGCTACACAGCAAGTTACAAGTATTACCGTGACAAATGGCGGTATTGGTTACACTTCAGGAACCACAACTGTTGATATCGTGTATCCTGGCTCTGGAGCTACATTCCAAGTTGAATTACCAGTATTAACGAAGAACTTAGCTGCTAGTGCGGACGAATTAGGTGATCCACTGTTTATATCACCAAAACAGGCAGATAGTAATAATGGTGTATCAATCAAGGGTGCTAACTTCGGAATCTACGGTGGAGAGTATGGATACCTCTATAATCCAAAGAAAATGCGTTTCTTGCTTGGGGATAACGTAAGTGACACATCATACGCAGAATTGAACCCAACAAGGCATTCTCCGATCATAGGATGGTCATTTGACGGACATCCTATCTACGGACCTTACGCATACACAGATAGAGAGAATAAGAACCCATATAATGAATTAAAGCAAATGATCAGCTCATATCGCATCAGAGCAACTAGAGATGCGTTGGTTGGTAATGATTTGGCAGATATTGACAAGATGGGGACATATATCGAAGATTACGAATATGTTGAAGGATTAGGCGACTTAGATCAGTATAATGGTAGATTCTGCGTAACTCCCGAATATCCGCTAGGTGTATACGCATATTTCTGTACATTAGACGGAAGTACAGGAAATCCGAAGTTTCCATACTTTGTAGGTCCTAATTTCTATTCTGAAGCGAGTGATATCAACTGGAAGGGAAATGGACTCCAAAGGAACTTTACAGAGGACGCAGTTCGTTATAAGCGTCCATATGTTGCTACAGACACAGCATTAGTCAGAAGAAAGAATAAAGGCAACCCTATCGAGTATATCCTTGCTTTAGAGGACGCAACTACTCCTATAGTCCTAGAAGACGATTCTACCTTCATAGGTTTCGTAGATGTTGGTATTGGTTACTTTGATTACTTCCCATCCGTAAAAGGTGGTTCTGTTGACTCATTATTCGTTGCTGCGACAAATAGGTACTTCTCAAGTGGATTAGATCAGTATTTGATCGAGGGTGCGGGATTTGACTATAAAGTTAACGATAGACTCATATTTGATGAAACAGGCACTGGAGGAAGTGGTATATCCGCTAGAGTCTCTAAAGTGTCTGGAACTAACACTAATGCCATCGCATACGCTGTAAACTCGACTACAGACATAATAACAGGAACTATCACTACAGGATCTGCCCATTACCTAAAAATAGGCGATACTGTCGATATTGCGATTGGAGACAATGAATACACTCGTGAGATTGATGTAAAGATTATAAACGACAAATATCACTTTAAATACTTTGATTTGACTAATTTTACGATTAGTTCAAAAGGAAGGGTCGTACAAGCGAATATAACCATAACTGGCGGTACAGGACTTACAAACGGAAGTTATACGAGTATTCCTCTAATAGGCGGTACAGGACAAAATGCTTCTGCTAATATCACTGTAAGCGGTAATACAGTCACAGCAGTCTCTATAGTTGGTGAAGGTAAAGAATATACAGATGGTGATGTATTAACTGCTAATATTTCTAATATTGGTGGTACAGGTCAAAACTTCTCTATTGACATCGGTAATGTCAAGAAGACTGGTGGATTAGTCCAGAACTTGTGGACATTCATGGCTGGTAGTGGTGGTACACCTGGCACATATACTAAAGTACCTCTTGTCAATACATCAGCTCCATCAGGTGAGGGTGCTGAGTTTACTATTGTTGTTAATGACAGTGGTGAAGTAGCATCTGTTACTCTTACTAAAGAAGGTAGTGGATATTATAACAATGAACAGTTAGATCCAGTCGCTATCACCGATATTGGTAGTGTCAATGGATTCTACGTTACACCTAGCTCTATTAATCAAGAATTTACTGCTAGAGGCACAGCTGCTCATCAGTTGACTATAGGTGATGAGGTTGTAATCACTGGAAGTAACCCATCAGACTATGATGGCACACATACTGTCACAGGAACAAGCACAGGTAGGAGATTCCAGTTCAAGAAACCAGTTGGTATCATCACAGACACTGCTATTACTACAGCATGTGAGGTATACTGTAAAGAACCTAAGTTAGATCTTATCAATGGTCATCTATACAAATTTAAGACCACAGATACATCCAATGCTGATAGAAGACTAGAGTTTACATTTGATAAAGAGAACACAAACGTATTCACATATAAAAATGTTATTGATGCTGAGAATGATCCAGTTACAGGACAACAGGTATCTGTCACTATCTCATTAAATGATGTACCTGGCACATTATTCTACTTTGACATTAATGGTAATGTCTCAGGAAGTTATCTAAGTGTAATTAACGATCCATTCCTAGGAGCAAACTCTGTATCAGCGATTCCTACTGTTACTACGATTGAGTTTTTACTAGCAAGAGAACCAGAAAACAACTATACAGCAACTAACGAGATATCATATAGTACAGACTCTATATTCCCTTCAGGTGGTATTGCTTCTGTTAACATTGGTGATCCTGGTAGAAACTATGCTACTCTACCTCAGTTTAGTGGTATAGAGAGATCAGGTGGTGGTGCTACAGCATTTGCTACTATATCTGGTAAGTTGGAAAGTGTTACTATAGTGGATCCTGGCATAGGATATAATGGTGCTAACCCTCCATCAGTCATATGCTCTATGCCTGACTTCGTAGATTTGACATTAGAGAATATATTTGGTGACTTTAATAGAGGTGATATTATTCTTTCTAAGGCAGTTCTAGATGGTGATACTGCTAGAGGTAAGGTAATCAGTTGGAATCCAAATACTTCTACACTAAGAGTACAACCTCTACGTAATAACTTAGTGGGTGCTACTACTCGTGGTTTCATTATGTTTACCACTGCTAATAACAATACTAACAATATAATAGCAGGATCTAACCAAGCTGGGATCAGTGCTATATCAGGTGAACAAGCAAACGTTGCTGCTATCGTTCCTCAATCAGGTCCTGAGATTGGTCAACTTACTAATGTGGCAATTAATGGTGATGGAGGTAGTAATTACCGTACAGCACCAACTATATACATTGATGACCCATTCTACGGTGGTGTACTTACACTTAGTGTCAATAGTCAGAATACATCTGCTAATTTCACAGGTGGAACCTACACTGTATCACAGGAATCTGTAGCACCTACAGGTGGACAGGGTGTGTCAATCCAAGTTGTCGTTGATGCTTCTACTAAGGACATCACATCTGCTACTGTGTTAGCGGGTGGAGCAAACTATTCTCTAGGTGACCTTATCACTGTTCGTGGTGAGGATATCACAGGTGGTAGTTCTTCTGATAACTTTGTTCTTAGAGTCGACTCTCTAGACTTTGTAAGACCAGCTGTTACATCTACAGTCATAGATGCTTCTATAGATGCTGTTGTTGTATCTAACTCTGGTTCTGGTTTCTTATCTGCTCCTGAAGTACAGATATCTGGTGGTACAGGTATTGGAGCTGTACTGAGAGCAGAGATTATAGATGAGACTGTAAGTTCTATTGTTATTGAGAATGCGGGAACTAGGTTCCAGAACCCTCCTATCATTACAGTTAAGCAGGGAACTGGTACAGGTGCTTCCATATTACTTAAGTCTTCTGATCTAGGTAAGATCATAAGTCTTGGTGGAGATAATATCACGTACAATTATAGTCATGATAGAACACTCAAACCAAGCGTTAATACAAACTATAATCTACAGCTCACAAGAACTCAAATCGTTGACTTCTTCACTGTTACAAACGGTGGGGGATCGTTCGTTACCAAACCAACAATCGAACTTATTGGTGGAGGTGGAAGCGGTGCAGTTATGGATGCTATTATTGACAACGAAGTTATTCAGGCAATTACAGTAGCAAATCCAGGTAGAGGTTACTCAAGCACTCCTGCTGTAAAAGCACGTATCACACACTCCTTCGTTCCACTACAATCTAACAGCACACTTAACTTCCCATACGATACTAAGATACCTGTAGGTACAGAAGTACAGTTGTTAGAGGTTGATGGTACATTACCACCTCCTCTCGTAGCAAATACAACTTACTTTGCCATACAACCTACACTTGCTAATGGTCTTGCTAGTAACCAACTTAAATTAGCAACAACATTATCTGATGCTCTAGATGGAATAGCAATAACAATCACAGGTCAACCTTCTATTGGTAATGGAGGTACAGCGACCTTTAACTTAACAACCACAGACTTAGGAGATCAGATCACTGTGACTATGACTCCTGGCTCATTCTTTGTTGGGGAGAAACTATATCAAGGTTCATCTACTGACTCATTCTCTGCTCTAGGTACAGTTAAGGCATGGGATCCTAAAGGTAGAGTCTTATCTGTAGAAATTGAATTAGGAGAGTTCGCTCTCAATCAACCAGTCTTCGGTTTACAATCTAACGCATTTGGAGAAATACATGACTTTGAAAGATCAGTCGCTAACTTTACTGTATCACCTATCGCCACTGCTACTGCTGAGTTTAAGCGTACTACTGGTATACTTGACCTTAACGATCAGCGTCTATATGATAGTGACAGATACCAAGAGTTCTCATACGTTGTTAACTCTCCGATCAATGTCAAGGAATGGAAGAACCAGTTTAAGAACTCTGCTCACCCAGCTGGATTCAAGGTATTAGGTACACAGGTTGTATCACAGTCAGCATTCAAGAGATATCAACGTAGATCATATTACAATCCAGCTAACCCAGATACTAATAACTGGTGGGAGCAGAGATTTGGTGATGAAAACCTATCCTTCAATGGAACCACGTTCTTTGTACCTAAACCATCTGCCTCTAACACAGGTAAGTTAGCTCGTATCGAGAACTTTGTACTTGGTAAACCAGATTATACAGCGACAGTCCCAACTAACATACAGGTTGTTGGTAAACAGTTACTAGACGTTAGAAAGATCTTATCTGCTGTTGTTGATAAGTTAGATCCTATCAATCAGAGAACTATTACCTTTGATGGTACTGATTCTAATGTTGTTGACATATCAAATGAGCAGATTACATTCCCTAATCATGGATTACTAACTGGTCAGAAAGTTACTTACAACATACAAGGTGATAGATTCCAAGATGCCCGTAATTTAATACTAGGCAACTTAGACTATATCATTTCTACTACTATCACATGGTTGGAGCAGAGTTATCCTAACTTGACGGATGGTACTAAACCAGACTATAGTGCTGAGAAGTGTTCTAGAGATCTAAGACTTATAGTTATCGCATGGTGTAATGATTTACGTTATGGTGGTAACAAATTCTCTGTAGATGCTGCTGAATCCTATGTGGTTAGTGGTGCTATAGATTATATCGTTGGTGAAACAGTAGAAACTATAGCTGCTATCCAATATGCTAGAGATCTCGCTATAGAAGCAATACAAAATCTACTACCATACTCAGATGTCACAATTACACAAGATCCTGGCGGGTGTGCCGATGTTCAGTCAGCGGTCACAACTCTTGCTCAGATTGTATGGGATGCTATTGACAATCCTGGCAATATACCTACTGCTAACGTTGGCAATTACCCTAATATCCGACTTGGTATAAGTTTAACTGGTCTACCAGTTGGATCTTACTATGTCAATCGTGTAGATGATAACACATTTACTCTATCTGCCACATCAGGTGGATCTGCTGTAGATATTACAGCGTTATCTACAGACTCACAGCATCAACTAACTGTAGAGTTTGATGATGTCAATACACAGTTCCAGTTAAGAACTAGAGGTACAGCAACTGTACCTACAAATAAGAATCAGTTGATGGTTACTATCAACGGTATTGTACAGAACCCTGAGTCATACTCAATATCAGGTAGCACGATAACATTTGGTGAAGCTCCTATGAGAGACTCATCAGTTATCATCATGTACTTCAAGAGATCTGATATATCTACAAACTTCCAGTTAGATCAGTTTGGTGATGTTATCACTGCTCTTAATACAACAGATGGAATATATCAAGGTACAGGCTATACTGCGGGTACATACAACAACGTTCCATTTACTAACAAATTATCAGACGGATCGGGGGCAACTGGTAACATAGTTGTAACAAATGTCCTTGATAGTGCTGCTTTTGTCACGAATAACAAATATGGTGATGCTAGAACTCTGATTGATAACAACAAAGGTATCATAGCAGATATTGCTGTGGGACTGATGAATAAGTATGGTACACCTGTAGATAACAAGGTAGCAGACGCAGCTAACCTCATCTTGATGAACAAAGACTTCATCTCTAGAGAGGCAGTCGATAGGATGCATGCTGACATCCCATACACCATATCAAGTAAGAGACACTTTGATGCCTATAACTTGATCATGGCAAACAAAGACTTTATTGTCTGGGAAGCATACTACCTATTCAAGACTATTGACTATCCTGGTTATACACATGCTCAAGGATATACAGAACAAGATTGTAGAGATGACTTGATGGATATATTGGAAGCAGTTGCTTTCAACTTACTATTTGGTGCTAACAATAAAGTATATGATGCTGCCTACTACTATACATCAGCATACGGTAGTGTAGTATCAGGTGAAGAACAGCAGACAATAGCTGCTACTAATCAGATGAAAGGTCTGATAGACAAAGTAATTCTAAATGAAACAGTATCAGTCGCAGGAGATCATGGTTATGAACAGTACTTTGAAGATGTTACTTACGTATACGACGGTTGTGCTAGTGCTAAGTCCACTATCGCTACGCTTATTGATATTGTTATTGTTGCTATCAATACTGACTTGATG